TTTCTCCTATAGTTTTATTAAGTTATAACTTCCCCTTTTTCCCCCTTGAAGATAATCCTTTTCTCCAAGTCTGTTTTCACAGTAATACACACAAAATGTGCATTAGGTACTCAATATTCCCCCGCCTTACGGCCACTCTCCAGAGCGAATCGATCCTGAATACATCAGGTTTCAAGGGCTAGGTTGACAAGGGTCGGTCAGAGCCTAGATTTTGTATTCGTTTAACCTCACAAGGAGTATGTCTTGAGTTGTGGTCAGACATAGGTAACACCACAATATCTTGTGGTAGGTCTACCAAGTGGGATAGATGCGGGATATAATCCGACAGAATTAGTCGGGTTGACGATCTCCTCACACTCTATCGGCATTTGGGGAAGTCTAGACTCCATCTAGATGACCCACCGACTTATTTAATTTACCTCTTTCTAAACTCTATGGCAAATACTCTCTTATTTTGTCGCACACAAGCTCGCGTATAAGCTCTGAGCTTACGAATTTGCCATCTGAATTTGTTACCCACATCAGTTCGATAATGGGAGAAAAGTACCCTACATCAGGTTCAGGTGCGCTCACAGTGTAGCTCACTTGAAAAGTCTGCTCTTTTCCTCCCAGGGTTATGTCTATAAAATCTTTTGAAGGAATCATAAGTACCATCCAGCGTATGTCATCAGAAAAAGTGCTGTCGTTACGGCGTAACAACCTATCATGCTTAAAAATTCTTTCATGGTTTACTCTCCTTTGACTATTAAAATCAATTCGCCTGATTCATTTTTAGCCCACATTAGAGACAATGTATCGCCCTCTCCCGCAAATTCTTTTATCTTTTGAATGGATATTCGCCTATCACCTCTAACCGTCTTGTAAAAGGATACAGTGCTCTCGACACCTAGAGATTCGCAAACATACGGAATCCTAACACCATTAAAAACAATCTTATTTCCATCCTTACTATTTGGCTTCATCTCTTGATAATCTACCCCAAAAAGTCTAGCCAGTTGTCTGATAGATTGATTTGCATCTATGGTGGATTTGTTGAGCATAGTCTTTGTAAGCTTAAGTACTCCGATGTGCTCGGATTTAAATTCTAAAATCTCACTTGGTATTGTGTCTAAATTTTCTGCTGTATTCATTGTAAATTCTCCTTATATTCTATACACTTAAAAGAATAGGCCGCGTTTAAACGGCCTTAGCTCTTTAACAATTTGTGTTATTTTAAAAGCGCCTCTGATTCGTTATAAACAATATGCTCGCCTATGATATAGGTAAACATATTGACAACTCTTTCAGGGTCGCTTAGGTCGGTCGATACTTCTCCGAAATTATCTTGTTCATACTCTTTTATAAACTGGATTATTTCAAAAGCTCTATCGCCTAGCCATTGGGTAGCTTGCCAAGTCCCTATAATGTAATAGTCCATGTTAAAGGCGTCATTATGTAACTCACACAAATCGTTTTTATATTCGGCGATTTTGTCGGAGTCACACTCGGCTAGGTAGTCGGTTAAATGGTCGGTTATTTCTGCTTTCTTGTAGTCTTCGATCATGGCTTAATCTCCTTTAGTAACTGAATTATTTAATAATAAACTGTATCGTTTATTAATGCAAGTATTATTGGTTAGATATCTTCCCAGCGGTCACGCATCCTAGTGATTGTTTCTCGGGGTACATCATGCTCAGAGCCAAAGTCGTTTTGGCATTCGAGTATAAAAATACCGTAATCATTAGCTTCGGCTAGTTCTTTATAAGGCTTGAACTCCCATCTCTGAGAAAAGGTATTGTGGACAATGATGTGGCACACCCCGCTCTGCATCGCACTAGCTACCTCATTTTGGCAACTCTTGTGCGCTTCACCTAACTTGGTTCGGTCGAACTTGTATTCACGGCCTGAATAAAAATAATCGTCCGCTGAAAAAGCTAAATTTGAGGCTTCAAACCCATTACCTAAAATGTTGGCAACGGTAGTTTTGCCGCTCCCCGATAACCCCCTTACAATCCAAAGAGTACGTTTAATTTTTTCTTCCCAAAGAGTACGTTTCATTTTTTCTTCTCCTTTCTGGATTAAATTATTGTCCTATGCAAAGCCTTCCTGAGCCGCCTTCCCCTATAGTAGCCAGCATAACCTTAGGGGCATAACCTTCGGCTTCCACTTCAACCCTAGACCACCAGCCATTAAAGCCTGATTTTGTTTCCAACCAAAAAGGCCGTTTGACCCAGACTACTTTTAAGCCTGCCATTTTAGGATGGGCTTTTTTAATGATTTTTTTAATTTGGGGCAAAGTAGGTTTCATTTTTTCTTCTCCTTAGTTAGTGGCTCATCCTTGAGCCGTTTAAACGTTCTATGATTCTTCATCTTTGTTTGGTAGTTTTAGGGAATGTTCGCCGCATTTTAGACACTCTCTTGAGGTCATATCGTCTACATTCTTCTTTGAGGTTCTGAAAGACCAGTCACATTCGGAACAAGAGACTTTCAACATTCTAGTCCCTTGTTTCTTTTTGGATGGATTATCTAGCATTCCAGCATGGGGATACTCTCCGACCTTCTCCACTATCTCAGTTAGGACGGCGTTTAAACGCTCTCCCGCTACTGTCGCTGTCATTTTTCCTTCGAGTCCGATAGCTGTTGCTATTTTTTTGAATGGCGCTTTGTGTCCATTTTTGTTATTATCTATAGCGTGTACGCACTCGTGGCATAAGATATCTAGGACTTTAACGCCGTCACCTAAACTGGGAGTAATGAATATTTGGATAGTCGAATCATGGGAGGCATTTTCTGACCAACACATTCCAATATATTTTTCCCTGCCAGTTTTGGATAATGAGCCAACGCCTACTTGGACATTATCGGGTATTGAATAACCCGCAGGTTTAAAGACTAGATCATCAAGCAAGGGTAAGGCAGAGTTAAACCATTCCTCACGTTTCGTTATTGATTTACACATAAGTGAAATATCCTTAAGTTAATTGATACTAGGAATAATAACATTCTGAATATTAATATCAACATTTTTCTTTATTCCTATTAAAATAAATATGGCATAGGGGGTACTACCTCTGCTCTTTCTTTTCCTCTACCGAACAGAATAGCGGGGACTGTTTAAACAAAACCTAAGCATAAACCAATGCTCTAGTTTTAGTTCTTGTGTCAGTTCAAACCAAGCGGGGTTTTCTTTGAGGGACGGGGGCAGGATCTCCGACCGACATTTATATATAGTTACCACCCCCATACAAAATAGTAGTTTTGGAGCATATAGTTTCACGTGAAACATAATTCTTAAACCTTGACCAAAATGTTTATAAGCGCAGCTTAGAAAGTGTTTGATAGCCTTAAATACTGTATATTGCGGTTAAGTGTATTTTTTGTGAGAATATATTTTGCGTAGTAAAAATGAGAATATATTTTATGGAACAAACCAAAGAGGTTGTAGAAGCTCCTAAGAGGCCACGTGGTCGTCCTAAGAAACCGAATAGACTGATGACTAGGGAGCAGTGGAAAGAGGAGTCTAAGAAGGTCTCAGGGCGTCCTAAAGGAATGCGTACTGCGATTGCGAAATTAGAAGAACGCTTATTGTCTGGCAATCGTATTGAAGGGGTAATAGATTCGATTGTTAATGCTGCGTCTGACCCTGAGCATAAGAATCAAGCTGCGGCCTGGAAGTTGATTATGGATAGGCTTGCTCCGTTAAGTCATTATGATAAGAACAAGGGTGGTGAGAGGCCACAGATACAGATTAATGTTTCTGGCATTAGTGGTATTAAAACTGAAGGTATTAATTCTGAAGGTATTAAAACTGAAAAGGTAATTGAAGGTGTAGTAGAGCCTTATAGCGAAGGTGGGGTCATTGAAAACAATACGGGTTGTTGATAACACTGATGGTTCGTTGACAATGGTGCAGGTAAGGGAAAATCAAAACGATTTGGTTGCTATTAGGGAAATGCGGGAATTGACAGTAGGGAAAGATTGGATTAATACTGGTACATGGAAAGTAACTGAATTGGTATTAACATGAGCCAAAGACTTTTAGATCAGCTAATTAAACACGAAGGCTTTAAGTCCCATGCGTACAAAGATACAGGTGGTGTCCTGCATATTGGAGTCGGCAGGAATATTGACGAAGGTGGTATGGGAATATCTGAAGGTGAAGCCTATCAGTTATTGCGTAATGACGTTGTAAGAGTACAAGGCGAATTATCCCAAGCCTTTGATTTCTATATAAATTTAGACCCTGTGCGTCAAGATGCTCTATGTAACTTGTGTTTTAATTTGGGTCTTCCCCGTTTAAAAAAGTTTAAATTAGCATTGGGTCATTTGGAAAATGGTAATTTTTCTGAAAGTGCTGATGAGTTCTTGGACAGTCTATGGGCTACGCAGGTAGGTCAAAGGGCTGTTGAGGTTGCCGATATGATTAGAAACGGAGAATACAATGCCTAAAGTTGGAAAGAAGCATTATCCTTATACGCCTAAAGGTAAGGCTGCTGCTAGAAAGCAAGCCAACCGCACAGGTCAGCGCGTAACTAATGTTCGCAGGTCTACTAGAAGTCGTTGATAAAAAAAGAAAAAAAACAAATTGAGGCTTTAGAAGAAGCGATTAAACGTTATATTTCTACGGGGAAAGTTGTTGGGAAAGAACCCCGTAAGAAAGTAAAGGCTGTTAAGATCGTTCACCATGAACCTTGATATTAATCTCCTGGACTGGCAACAAGAAGTATGGGGCGATGATTCTCGCTTTAAAGTTGTTGCTGCGGGAAGACGTACAGGAAAGTCTCGCCTAGCCGCTTATTTGCTCCTTGTTAAAGCTCTTCAGACCACTAAAGGCCATGTTTTCTATGTAGCCCCTACACAGGGACAAGCCCGTGACATTATGTGGACTCTCTTATTGGAATTGGGAAATGAAGTGATTAAGAACTCCCATGTAAACAATATGCAGATTACCCTGATTAACGACATTATTATTTCTCTTAAAGGTGCTGACAGGCCAGAGACTATGCGGGGTATAAGTCTTTTCTATCTGGTAATGGACGAATATGCCGATATGAAGCCTGAAGTATGGGAGACTATCTTGCGTCCTGCATTGACCGACTTAAAGGGTGGATGCTTGTTTATTGGAACACCAATAGGCCGAAATCATTTTTATGATTTATATTTGCAAGCTCAAGAGGCTGATAACTATAAGTCTTGGCATTACACAAGCTATGATAATAACCTTTTGGAAAAGGAAGAGATTAACGCAGCAAAGAAGTCTATGTCTTCCTATGCCTTTAGACAGGAGTTTATGGCCTCATTTGAAGCAAGAGGCTCTGAAATGTTTAAGGAAGAGTGGGTTTCTTTTGAAGAAAAAGAACCTATGGGCGGCGAATACTACGTGGCTGTTGACCTTGCTGGCTTTGCTGAATTAAATAAACCTAAAACAAAAAACAAAAGGCTTGATAACACAGCTATATCCGTTGTTAAGGTAAGCGAGAATGGGTGGTGGGTTAAAGAGATAATTCATGGCCGATGGGATTTGAATAAAACAGCAGAAAAGATATTCCAGGTTGTTAGGGATTACCAGCCAGCTTCCGTGGGAATTGAAAGAGGTATTGCTAAACAGGCAGTTATTAGCCCTTTAACAGATTTAATGCGACAATATAACAGATACTTCAGGGTTGAAGAGCTTACTCACGGCAATAAATCAAAAACAGATCGTGTTATGTGGGCGTTACAAGGTCGATTTGAAAACGGCGCAATCAAACTAAACAAGGGGTCTTGGAATGATGTATTCCTAGATGAGCTATTTCAGTTCCCCGATCCATTAACGCATGACGATTGTATTGATTCACTCGCATATATTGACCAGCTTCAAAAAGTTTCATACCAGTATGAGTATGAAGTAGATGAACATGAACTATTAGATTCCGTAGCAGGATATTGATATGGACAAATTATTTGATGACAGTATTTATAACTCCGAGTCTCTTGAGGGCTGGATAATAGGCAAGTGTGATAAGTGGCGAGAGCATTATAACTCTAACTATGAGACTAAGTTTGAAGAATACTATGACTTGTGGCGTGGACATTACAATGCCGACAATAAAACCAGACCTAGTGAACGCTCACAAATAATAAGCCCTGCGCTTCAACAGGCCGTAGAATCTAGCGTTGCGGAGATTGAAGAAGCAACCTTTGGCCGTGGAGACTTCTTTACTATACGCGATGATATGCGCGACCCTGAATCTAGGGATATTGTGTATCTTAGGGCAAAACTTAATGAAGACTTCCGTAAACATAAGATTCGTAAGCAAGTTGGCGAATGTTTAATCAACGCTGCTGTCTTTGGCACAGGTATTGCTGAAGTTGTTATGGATGTGGATATGGAGTTAGCCCCCGCTACACAGCCTATGCCTGATGGTACGATGCAAGCGGTTGGGGTCAATGAAACAGAAAGAATGGTTGTTAAACTTCGCCCAGTGCTGCCACAGAACTTCCTGATTGACCCTATAGCCACAACAGTTGAAGATTCTATTGGTGTCGCTGTTGATGAATATGTATCTCCTCATACGATTAAAATCTTGCAAGAACAGGGAATTTATAAAGATGTGGAGTTTGGTACAGAAACTTATGGGGATAGTGGCCTAGATGCAGACCCTAATTTATCCCAAGAGCCAGAGGATAAGGTTCGTCTTACTAAATACTATGGCCTTGTTCCTAGACATTTATTAAACGATGAGTCCAATGACATTGAGATAGAATCTCTTGAAGAAGAAATTGAATCGGTTGTTGAGGATGGTGTTGAAGAAATTATAGAGGGCGAGGTTGAGGTAGATGCTGAGATAGAAGAGAGCTACTACGTTGAAGCCTGTGTTGTCATTGTAAACAGAAGCACCATACTTAAAGCACAAGAAAACCCTTACATGATGGGAGACAGACCTATCATTGCTTTCCCGTGGGATATAGTCCCTGGAAGGTTTTGGGGAAGAGGTGTTTGTGAAAAAGGCTATAACTCTCAAAAGGCTTTGGATGCAGAGCTTAGAGCTAGGATTGATGCGTTGGCGCTTACTAACGCGCCTATGGTTGCTATGGATGCAACCCGTATGCCAAGAGGAGCAAAACCAGAGGTTAGAGCAGGAAAAATACTTTTAACTAACGGCGACCCAAGAGAAGTCTTGCAGCCCTTTAATTTCGGGCAGGTTGGACAGATTACTTTTGCTCAAGCAGAAACCTTACAAAGAATGGTTCAAACTGCTACTGGAGCTATAGATTCCGCAGGAGTTCCAGGGTCTATCAATGGTGAAGCTACAGCCGCAGGGATAAGTATGAATCTTGGGGCAATCATAAAGCGTCATAAGCGAACACTTATTAACTTTCAGGATTCTTTTTTGATTCCTTTTGTTAAAGGCGCGGCGTGTCGTTATATGCAGTTTGATCCTGAAAACTATCCAGTAAATGATTATATCTTTGAGGTAACGTCTACGCTTGGCATTATTGCCCGTGAATACGAAGTAACGCAGTTGGTTCAGCTACTTCAGACTATGGGGCAGGACTCCCCAATGTATCCTATCCTTGTTCAGTCTATTGTTGACAATATGCAGTTACAGAACAGAGAGC